CTATCGGCAGCCGCTAACGGAAAATTGAGTAAGCAGAAGCATGGCAGACTGGTGATTTTTTGGCTTGAGGTAAACCCTATCGCCAGCGATTTCGGAGCGATAGTCCAAGGATACGGATCGGTTATTGGCGCCTAGAATGTAAATGGAAACCGATCCAGTCTTTGAAAAGAGACCGTCAGTCTTGGCGCTCACAGAGTCGAGATCGGAGCTCGCCTGGCAGCTGGCATTCATCCTACCGAGCTCAGCCACCACCGAAAGCCCCATTTCACGACCAAGCTTTTCGCTTGTGGCCTGGAAGGACTTATCGGCGGCCCACATGGTGGCCACATACCAAGCTGCTGCTATCAAAAAAAGTACGATCATCATTCTCTTGATAAGGGAGGCAATGGAGAATCGGGAGCGCCGCGAGTATGGACGATCGGTCAATCCTTCATATGCCGTCAACGCCATAGGCCTTCCACACCCAGGGCAAGACGGGGCAGATTCTGAGATTTGGCGATCGCAGTCAGGGCACTGGATAGTTGGCATGGGAATCCTTTCATGGTCTCGGCGGTCAGCCAATCGTACCATGCTGAAAAAGAAATCCTGCTATGGCGAGCCTACTTCCGTGTGTGGTGCTTCGTTATGCCGTGAACCTTCTCGTTCCGTATCTTTTTGAGCATCGTGGTTAGAGCTCTGATTTCTCCGAGGTCCATAGCGTGGCATAGCGCCGCCTGGAGAATCGCATCAAAGAGAAGAAGGATGTCTGCCGCGTGAGGCACCCGGCCCATCAGCTCAGCACATAAAGCTTCAGCCTTGTTCTCATCCATTAAGTCAAACGCAGAGCGGGCTCTAAAAATCTGCTCAAGGATAGGCTTTGGATGATGACTAACCTCATCATCTTTTGTGTTCTGATCTGGATTAACGGGCGTTGAAGCGGCAGCGAATCCAAGAATAGGCATTCCTTGGAACGGGTGCACGGGCTGCATGTCGGGTGGCATCCGGAATGTGCCACCTGTCTCAGCGACCCCGCTCGACTGATATTTCTGGCTGTCGCCGCGCCCGTACTCTAACCACTCCGGGCGTACTCCCAGCCAATCTGACAGGGGGATCAACTTATCAGGCTCGGGGATGGACTCTCCATTTAGCCATTTACCAATCGCCGTAGTGGAGGCTTTAACGCCTCTTCGCTTCAGCTCTGCCTGAATGTCGACCGCGCGGCCGCGCTCCCTTACACCTGCCAGATTACAAGCCTGATGCAGGCGCCGAGAGAAATCAGCACGAATTTTTTCTATCTCAACCATCAGTTGATCGTCTCACGCACTTGCATCAAGAGTCAGTTGATCTGTAATATCAACCGAGAGTTGATAATAGGGGTTGTCCCATGAACGCAGTTCAAAACGCAATCGAGAGCGCAGGAGGGGCCATTGCAGCTGCTGCGGCTTGCGGAGTCAGCCGCCAATCGGTTGATAAGTGGGTAGCAAAAGGCTGTCTGCCTCGAACCGAATACACCGGCGAGACCAGTTACGCGAACACCCTCGCAATCCTGGCCCAGAGCAACGGAAAGCCATTTGATGAAGCATGGCTGCTTGCTTGCGCATCACCCAAGAAATCTGCCGCCTAACCCATCACCAATCAAGGAGCAATACCCGAATGAGCTACGACGACTCTCGCCACCTGAAAGACCGCGAGATCAAGTCCCGTTACGACGAGGACACCTACGACGCGGTGCGCGCCGTTGCGAAGCTCCATCGCCTCCAGCCAGCGGTGTTCGTGCGCATGTGCGTTGAGGAAAAGCTCGCTCAGCTGATCGCCCAGGATGATACCTCGGCAGAACGAACGGCCTGAAGGCCCGGAAGGGGGACCAATGGCAGACCAAACGCTATGTCACGGTCTTGAGGAGCGTTACTACCTGAAGCTGGAGCAGCTTGCGAAAGAGGCGGGAATCTCGCCAGAGCAATATGTGGTCCGGCTTGTGAGGGACAGCCTCGTCGAGAAGACAAGACCCAAAGGCGCCGGAAAGCTCCGGAACCTTGGAAGGCCTCAATAGGGCCTGAATCGCCCGATTTACGGGCACAAAAAAGCCGGTGGCTAGACCGGCTCTCTGCAACACAAAACTCTGAAGGGAATTATGCATATGCAGACCCAAAGTGTACAGGCCCTGAAAGGGGCCGCGCCACAAAATGCGAACCACGATTTCGTGGCGCGAGGAATGAGCAGCTTCGATCTGCTCGACTTGGTCAACGCCGCTCGCGCTGAATACGGCGAGGGCGAAGTGCGCCGCGCCGACTTCACCGCTCGCTGCCGAGACGAACTCGACGGCGAATACTACGAAACTTTCGTAGTAAGGAATTCCCGCGGCCCTGCCTCTGAAGGCCTGATGCTCTCTAAGGAGCAATGCCTTCTGGTCGCTATGCGCGAATCCAAGTCCGTCCGCCGCAAGGTGGTTGCCAAGCTCAACGAGCTTTCGCAGCCGCGTGAGCTGTCCCGCATGGAGCTGATCCAGCTGGCATTCGAGGCCGAGCAAGCGCGCCTACACCTGACCATTCAAGTCCAGGCCCAGGCCACCAAGATCGAACACCTGGAGAACCTGTTCAAGGAAGGCATGTCCGCCACCCAGTTCTGCAAGGGCCTCAATGGGGTCAACGTCATGCAGGTGAACGCCTTCCTTTGGTCAAAAAATTGGCTTTACGCCGAAGGCAAGGATGGCAGGCCAGCCACCCGCTGGCGCGTTGCTTCGTACGCTCGCGACCGCTATATGACCGAACAACAGCAGACCATCACTCCGCACGGGAAAGAAGCCTTTATCAGATACACGCCGATCCTGCTGCGCAAGGGCGCGACTCGCCTGTACGAGCTGTACCTGGCCGGCGAGCTGCCCATGAAGAAGAACTGGGACGGCCTGCACACCCACGACAAGGCCGTGCGGGGTGCAGCATGAGCGAAGTCCATCGCTACAAGGCCGTAAAGATGCTATCCGAGTCCGGAAACCGCATCACCTACAGCCCTCACGGCCCTGACGTTGTAATGGCCGAGGCATATGACCGGCTCAAGGCGGAGAACGAGGCGCTGCGCGATGCGCTGATTGGAGTCATCAATCACGTTGAGGGCAACACCGAGTGCCTAGTTCGCGACCTGGTCAACTGGGGAACACCTAAGGTCGACGCCAACGAGTTCTACGACGAGTGCGGGCAGATCAAGGCTATCGCTCAAGCAGCGCTTGACTCAGCCATGGCCAAGGAGCGCGCTCAATGAGCATGGAACTGATGGTCAAGGCCATGAAGACCAAGGTGGGCAACCCTCTGCGCAAGCTGGTGCTCATCAAGCTGGCCGACAACGCCAACGATATGGGTGAGTGCTGGCCGTCGTACCAGCACATCGCAGACCAGTGCGAGATCGGCCGCTCCACCGTCAAGGTGCACATCCGTGAGCTGGAGAAGTCCGGGCTGCTTCGTCGTGAATTCCGGCGCAAGGGTGAACTGAATCAGTCGAACGTGTTTCACCTGGCACTGAATGGTGGGGCAGCTCCTGCCCTAGGGGGTGGGGCAGCAGATAACCCACCTGGGGCAGGAGATAACCCAGGGGGTGGGGCAGGAGCTGCCCCCAGAACCAGTCACTCTTTTGAACCAGTCACTGAACCAGTAGAGCAGACGGTCGCTGCCGCTCCTTCGGCGAAGAAAAAGGCCCCGAAGTTTGACCCCATGACCTGCAAGCCGGCCAACGTCAACGAACAGACCTGGGCTGACTGGTGCCAGCACCGCAAAGAGATCCGCAAGCCGCTGACCGCCACCACCTGCGCGAAGCAGGCCAAGACCTTGGCCGGCCACCACGCACCTGACGCCGTGATCAACCAGTCCATCAGCAACGGCTGGACCGGCCTGTTCCCGGAGAAGGTGCTGCCGGGTGCCCAGCAGGGCCAGCGCCGCAGCGGACCCGACTTCAACGACACCAGCTGGGCAGACAACCTGGGGGACTTATGAGTGCACAACCGAAACTGCGCAGCGTGACCCAGATCATGGCCAAGGCCGGCAACCTGCCTGCCGAGGTGCACGCCCCGGCCAAGCAACTGGACCCAGGCACCACCGAGGTAGTCAACGCCCTGTTCAAGGAGCTGCAGGCCATCTTCCCAGCGTGGAAGCAGGCCTGGCCGGACGATGACGCGCTGAAGGCTGCCAAGCGCAGCTGGATCAAGTCCTTCGTCGCCGCCGGTATCAACACCCTGGAGCAGATCCGCTTCGGCATCCAGAAGTGCCGGGTGCTGGGTACCGACTTCGCACCGAGCAGCGGCAAGTTCATCAAGCTTTGCCAGCCGACACCGGAAGAGATGGGCATACCGCCGCTTGCTAGGGCCCTGACAGAGGCGCTGGAGAACTTCCACCCCAGCAGGGCAGGGTCACGCGTTTGGACGCACGCAGCGGTGCGCCACGCGGCCCTGCAATGCGAGGCGCAGAACCTGGGCCAGATGGAGCCGGAGCGGGCCGAGAAGGTCTTCGCCCGGGCCTACGACATCACCATCCGCATGCTGGTCGCCGGCGAGCCTCTGGGCGACATCGCCACCGGCATCGGCCACGACAGCCAGAAGAGCCAGCTGGAGCTCGCTGACGAGCACGCTAAGCAGAAGCAGGCCCGCCTGCTGGAGATCCAGCAGATCCCATCAGGAGCGGCGGCGTGCCGTGCGCACCTGCTGGCCAAGTTGAACATCAAGCGCGCCGGGCAGCCGGCCGGGGAGGGGGTGTGAGCACTGTCCGAGAAAATCTGATGAAGCAGCCTGGTTACGCGCCGTACTGCGGAGGCGCCATGGATAAGGGGTCGACCTGCAGCATGCCACGTACCCGCTGGGACGGAGACCAGTTCAAGTGCTCATGCGGCTGGCGTTCGCAGCTCCCCGCCGAATTCATCGCCGAGTACAAGGCCAAGTGGCACGCGCAGGAGAAGCACTGATGGACACCAACAACATGCGCGAGCAGTTCGAGAGCTTCGCCCGCGAGGTCCTGGACTGGTCAGACGATGAGTTTCGCCTGGCGTCGGATGGCAAGTCCTACTACTGGGGCGCCACGGGTGAGGCCTGGTTGTTCTGGCAGGCGTCCCGCAAGGCCGTGGCGGTTGGGTTGCCCGGCCTGACTGATGAACTGCTCACGGCAGCCTATTGGGACTTCGATGCTCGCAGGAAAGGATATCCGCCATATGCGGCGCCTGCCGGACAGGAGTGCAGTGCGTTCAAGGTGGCAATTGTTGGTGCCATCGAGGCCCAGGGAATGAAGGTGGCGCCATGACCATCGACAAAGCACATCTCAAGATACTGGCTCAAGCCGTTGCTGATCTGGAGGACATCCCTGATCGCGCAGGCGAACATTCAGAGGCTGTCGCTTACCTTGAAACTCATATGCACTGCCACACGATCTTGGGGCTGCTCGCGGAGATCGAGCGGCTGGATCGTGAATCGCAGAACCTCTCGAATCAGCTCGGCCAGTGTGCCCGCGATCGCAGGGCATTCCGTGCTGAGCGCGACCAGCTCAAGGCCGAGAGCGAGGCCCTGCGCAAGGATGCCGAGCGGTACCGGTGGTTGAGGGATAAAGCTCACACCGCTGACTGGGAATTTATCGGCGGTCAAACGCCTGACGCTGGAGAGGCAGAGATCGACGCGGCCATGGCCAAGGAGGCATCCCAATGACCCGGGTTCAGGTTGCGTTGTTTCTCTGCGTTCTCTACGGGGCTATCGGCGTTGCTGTTGACGGCGCCCTTCGCCCGATGATCATTCTGATGGTCGTCACATGCGGACCGCTGGCCCTGCACTGGCTGACTAATCCGGCTGGAAAGGAGGCGAGCCATGACTGACTTCGTGATGCACAGCATGGCCGACGCCAATCGTCTCTTCGTCATCCTACAGGCCCAGGACTTCACCCGGCCCAAGAAGATCGTCATCAAGGACCAGGACCGCAGCAGTGAGCAGAACAAGAAACTGCACGCATGCCTGTCCGATATCGCCAAGCAGGTCGAGCACGCCGGCAAGAAGTGGGACGTCCTGATCTGGAAGCGCCTCCTGACGGCCGCCTGGCTGCGTGAGAGCGGCGAACAGCCTCAGCTGATACCAGCGGTAGACGGTAACGGCTTTGACGTCGTTTACGAGCGCACAAGCCAGCTCAGCGTGAAGCAGTGCGCGAGCTTGCTGGAGTGGATTCAGGCGTTTGGCGCCGAGCACCAGGTTCGCTGGAGCCAGAAGGATCTGTGGGAGGGGCGGTACTGATGAGCAAGTTCAACTTGGGCGATATGGCACTGACCATTTACCCGGTTCCCGGCGTGCCTGCTGGCACGGTGGTTGATCTCCTTCACAAGCTTTCCCCGGGCGAAGCGTTCAAGGGGCCTGACGGCTTGACCTACACGGCATTGGCGCGTGGATGGATCTGCGCCAGGCCTGGTGATGACCGCAGCGTGGCGTATGCAGAGTCGAGCCTGATGCCCCTGCGCGGCGACTTCGCCCCCGAGCAGCAGAAAGCCAAGGAGGCCGAGCCATGCGCGTAGCCGAGATCAAGCCGAAGAAGTGTAAGGCCCCTGGGTGCGGGCAGCGCTTCAAGCCCATGCTTTCGACGCAGAAGGTATGCAGCCCGGCATGCGCTTTGGCCATGGCCAAAGACCCGAAGCTGCAGAAAGTTGCGGCCAAGGCAATCACCAAGCAGGCCCGGGAAGACCTCAAGGAGCGCCGGGAGAAGCTGAAGACCCGCCGCGAGCACATGGCCGAGGCGCAGGCCGCGTTCAATGCCTACATCCGCGAGCGCGACGCCGGTCTGCCGTGCATCAGCTGCGATTCGAACCCGAGCGACCACGACCTCATCACCGGCAGCCGCTGGGACGCCGGGCATTACCGGTCTGTCGGCGCCTGCCCGGAGCTAAGGTTCGAGCCGCTGAACGTCCACCGCCAGTGCGTGAAGTGCAACCGGAACCTTTCGGGCAACGCAGTCGAGTACCGCATCCGGCTGGTGCGGCGCATCGGCGCCGACCAGGTTGAATGGCTCGAAGGGCCTCATAAGCCCCAGCGCCTGACCATCGAAGACCTGCAGGCCATCAAGGCCCTGTACAGGCAGAAGCTCAAAGACCTGAGGAGGGCTGCAGCATGACCTGGACTATTGCAGATACCGCCGGAGCGCTGCTGGTGGTCATGACCATCGCTTCCACCTGGTGCGTGGTGCGCGCCAAAAGCATCGAGACACGCCGCAAGAAGGAGAACGGCCCATGCAACTGAACAGCGCGCGTCAGGCCTGGCACGACTGCTACCACGTCGCCTGGGATAGTCAGGGCTCGTTCATCGAGCAGCTGGGACTGCTGGGGGCCATGGTCCAGACCACGGAACGGCAGCGCCACGCCGGCCATGCCGCCCACCAGGTCATCGCCGGTCAAGTGCAGTCCGCGATCGGCAAGCTAACTGCGCACGTGAAGGCCTTCGGCAACTTCATGTACTCCCCGCGGCTCGACGTGGACACCAAGGAGACAGCCGAGGAATCGGTTTTCATCATGGTGATGCAGCGCTCTCCGCGCATGACCGCCGCCAAGCGCGAAAAGCTCGAGTACGTGGTTAAAGGCGTCATGGCCCGGTACCGGTACATGCACCAGGGCGGACAGTCGGCCAACGAGGACCCGCTGGCGTCTCCTGAGGGGTTCCGCGCATGGATGGATGCCCACTATGGGGTAGCGCTGGATTCGCGCAACTGGGAGCGCGATTGGGGTGATGTGATCCGCGTTGCGTTCGAGTGCTGCGAGGACTTGGATAGGGATGCACTGAGCCCGGTGGCGGCGGCAATCTACGAAATGCGCAGGGCCGCTTGAGGCCCTATTGCGTTCCCGTGCGGCTGATGGCATGATTTCGCCATCCTGATAATTTTGCCTTCGGCAAACACCCACATGAACCCGGCCACTGCGCCGGGTTTTTTGTTGCCCGATGGGTGAGCTGGGACCCACTGCCAGTGTGGCCCGAAAGGGATAACTGGACGCGGATAAGCCGGTAGTGCCGCGATGCAGAAAAACACCGGCAGCCCAAGCGCTCGCACCTCACATGCTTCGCGGGTGGCTTGAGGCGGAATTGGCGAGACCGATGCAGAAGGGTGTCGGCGCTGATGAAGCCTTTGGCGGACAGGTGGGGAGAGACCCACGCAAAGCGGGTAGCGCAGGTCGCTAGGCAGCCTTCCAAGCTGACAATCGGGGTTCGATTCCCCGTATCCGCTCCAATCATTGGCAAGTAGCACAGCGGTAGTGCTCCCGGCTGTTAACCGGGCGGTCGCAGGTTCGAATCCTGCCTTGCCAGCCATTCGCCGCTATAGCTCAGTTGGCCAGAGCGTCCGCCTTGTAAGCGGAGGGCCCAGGGTTCGAATCCTTGTGGCGGCACCAATATAGGGCCTCGCTATCCGGCGGGGCCTACTTCGTTCAAATCCCCGAAAGGGACGAAAGCCGGATTATCCCCATGCCTGACAAGAACCCGGACACGTGGGCGCAGATCTGGCTGGCCCTTTCGAACCCGCTATGGCAGGGCGCAATAATGGCCGTCACAGTCTCCCTACTGCGCGTCCTCTACGACGCCAAAGAAACCAGTAAGCGCCGGATCATCTTCGAGTCGCTGATCTGTGGGTCGCTGAGCCTGGTTGCGTCCAGCCTGATCGAGTGGATGAGCTGGCCGCCCAGTCTATCGGTAGCCGCGGGGGGCACGATCGGTTTCCTCGGCGTGACCGCCATCCGAGAGCTGGTGACCCGCTTCCTGGGTCGCAAGGTGGACGCCGTATGAAAGCCATCGCCGCCGCACTGATCATCGCCCTGGTCGCTGTGCTGCTAGTGGGTATCCAGCAGTACCGCGTGGTCGCACTGCGCGGGGAGGTGGCATTCGAAGCCGGCGAGAAGAAAAAGGCGGTCGACGCGAATGCCGAGAGCCAGGCCACCATCACCACCCTGCGGGCCGAAGCCCAGCGCAACGCCGACTACCTCAAGGACCTGAACAAGCGCCTGGAGGCCAGCAAGGCGAAAGCGCGTAAGGCGGAGAAGAACTTTGAAGACCTCAAACGCAACAGCAAACCTGTTCGTGACTGGGCTGCTCAGCCTCTTCCTGACGGCCTGCGCGGCAAAGCCTCAGCCGGTGACGGTAAAGACAACGGCGGTAAGGCTCGAACCCCCTGAGATGGTTCCGTGCGAACGGGTAGACGATGACGAAGACCTTCGCCTGAACGGCGACCTTTGGGCGCTGAAGGATCGGGCCATCAACCTGCTCGACACCTGCGCTGACCAGGTCGATGCGCAGATCCAGCGCAGCAAGAGCAAATAGCCGCGCCACAAAATCATGAAGTGCCATTTCGTGGCGCGGAGAAAAATCTGTGACCACATCAAAACCGCGAATTCAAGTGCCATCCGGCGGGATTGTCACATCTGACAGTCTTTCCAACCTGGTAGCCAACATCGGCACCAGCCGGGACAAGCGCACGCACAACCGGTTCGGTTTCCAGTTCGTCACTCCTTACGAGCTCGAAGCGGCGTACCAGTCCAACTGGCTGGCCCGGCGCATCGTGGACAAGCCAAACGAAGATGCGCTGCGTGAGTGGCGCACCTTCTCGGGCAAGGATGCTAAACAGATCGCTGCCGAGGAGCGCCGCCTGGGCGTCCAGCAGAAGTACCTCGATGCATGCTGCTGGGCTGATCTGTACGGCGGCGCGGCCATGCTGATGATCACCGGGCAGGACCTGAGCAAGCCCCTCGACCTGAACAAGGTGAAGAAGGGAGGCCTGAAGAACATCGTCGTGTTCGACCGCTGGGATATTCAGCCGAGCCAGTTCAACTTCACTGACCCTCTGGCGCCCAACTGGATGCTGCCCGAGGTGTACACGGTGGTGAACGGCCAGCAGCCGATCCACTACTCGCATGTCATTCGCCGTACGGGCGCGCGCCTGCCGCGTCGAATGGCTCAGTTCGAACAGGGATGGGGTGACAGCCGCCTACGTCGCTGCATGGAAGACCTGCGCGACGTGGTGGCCACCAAGGGCGGTATTGCGTCCCTGGTGCTGGAAGCCAACGTCGACACCATCGCGGTGAAGGGCCTGCAAGGCGCCCTGGCAAGTGCTCAGTGCGACCAGATCACCGAGCGCTACCGCTTGTTCGGCATGCTCAAGGGCATCATCAACCTGGGTCTGCTGGACCAAGACAACGAGGTCTACGAGCGCAAGAGCATCGCGTTCTCTGGCCTCAGCCAGATCATGGAGCAGTTCATGGTGTGGACTGCCGGCGCCGCCGAGATGCCGGTTACCGAGCTGTGGGGGCAGTCAGCCTCCGGCCTCAACTCTACCGGTGACGGCGACCTGAAGACTTACCACGGCACCATCAAGGGCAAGCAGGACGGCCAGATGCGCCGCGACCTTGAGCGCTTGGACGAGGTGATGATTCGCTCTGCGCTGGGCACCTACCCCGAAGACATCGAATTCGAGTGGAACCCGCTTTACCAGAAGTCGAGCGTGGAAGAGGCTCAGGAAGACTTGGCAGACGCCCAGGCCGATGCGATCAACATCGAGAACCGCATCATTCGCCCGAGCCACGCCATGCGCCGCGCTCAGGCCAAGGGCCGATATGCCATCACCGACGAGCAGATCACCGCCCAAGAGCAGCGCGAGAAGGACGAAGACAATGGCCTTGGCTCCGAAGAAGACCTTGACGCCTTCGCCATTGGAGGCCCTGACGGCGACCAACAAGGCGCTGATGGCAAGAAAGCGAAAGCCGCGGGCGCCTGATCCGGTAAAGCCGAGCGAGGACGCAGAGCGCTTCTATCGTGGGCAGCTGAAGGCCCTGGTCAGGCTCATGTCGCAGCAGCTGTACGCTGTCCTCGGCCCTGAGCTCGCCCGCTTGAAGCCTCAGTACACGGCAGACAGCGTGGCCACCCTGGACGGCTGGACCGATGACATCCTCGCGGTGATTCGCCGGGTGTCGTCGACGTTCACCACCAACCTGTTCGATCAGCAGGCCAGGCGGGTAGCGGCGGGCACCATCAGCCGGGCCGAGGCCGACAACGCCGAGGATTTCCGCAAGTCGGTCAACCGCGCTGTCGGCGTGGACTTCGAGCTGATCACCAAGCCCAAGGGCATGGTCGACTACCTCGAAGCCTCGACCGCCGAGAACGTCAACCTGATCAAGTCCATCCCCGCCGAGTACTTCCAGAGGGTGGAGACGATCGTGCTGGGTGGCATGAAGAGCGGCCTCGCTCCCACGGCGATCGCCAAGCAGATTCAGGCGCAGACCGGCGTCAGCGCCCGGCGGGCCAAGCTCATCGCTCGGGACCAGGTGTCGCAGCTGAACAGCGACCTTACCCGCCAGCGGCAGACGGCAGCCGGCATCGAGTTCTACCGCGTCGAGACGGCCAACGACCAGCGTGTCTCTGGCGACCCCAACGGCAAGTACCCCAATGCCAAGATCAGCTGCTACGGCATCGCCAAGCAGGACATCGGCTACGGTCCGGGGGTGTACAAGGTCTCCGAAGGAGCCACCTGGCGCGGCGTGACCAACCTGCACCCTGGCAAGCACCACCCGCTCTGCCGGTGCGTAGGGATATCCCTGATACCTGGCGTGAACTACTTCCCCGACAAGAACGGGTAGCACATGAAGAAAATGACCATCGACGCGGCCTTCACGCCGACGTCGCGCACTCGCACGCCTGAGGGTTACCTCTGCGTGAAGGGCATTGCAGCCCGCACGGGGGTCTACCAGTACGTTTCGACCGAACTGGAACTGCCGGGCCCGGCCCGCATCGTCAACGTCTACAAGCCAGCCGAAGAGCTCTTCAGTCCCGAGTCGATGGCCACGGCGATCGACAAGGACGTGACCAACGACCACCCGGACGACCTGGTCGATTCGACCACCTTCCGCGACGTGTCGGTCGGCCATGCCCGCGGCTATGAGCGCGAGGGTGAAAACGCGGTCGTCGACATGATCATCAAGGATCAGTCGGCCATCGACGACATCGAGTCGGGCAAGGCTGAGCTCTCGCCTGGCTACACCGCTGAATACGTCCCGGAAGCTGGCGTAGCCCCTGATGGCCAGTCCTACGAATACGTGCAGCGGATCATCAAATACAACCACTTCGCGGTTGTTGATGCAGCGCGGGCCGGCAAGGTCGCCCGCATTTTTGACCACAAACCGAAAGGTATCCCCCCAATGGCGACCCGGAAAGTCTTCCTAGACTCCAAGAAAAGCCGCTCCGTCATCCTCGACGAAGAGACCGCAACGGTAGTCGAAGACGCCGTGGCAAGCCTCCAGAAGTTCCTGGACGAAGCGAACGAGCGCGCAGACAAGGCCGAAGCGGCCAAAGACGAAGCCGAAGAGAAGGCAGACGAGGCGAAGAAATCGACCTCCGACGCTGCAATCGGCGAGCGCGTCAAGCTCACCCTCGACACCATTGCCTCTGCCTCGAAGATCGTGAAGAACTTCGACGCCAAAGGCCTGGTTTCCCCGCTGGAAATCAAGCGCGCTGCGCTGACCCAGCTCAAGCCAACCCGTGACTGGGTAGGCAAGTCCGAGGCCTACATCACCGCCGCATTCGACTCCGCCGAGGAAGATGCGAAGGAAACCACGGACGAGGATGACGACGAATCCCAGGCGACCAAGGACAGCCTCGCTGGCCTGGCCAAGGACCTGCGAAACCGTCCGAAGCTGACCACCGACGGTTCCGACTCCTACAACAAGTTCCTGCGAGGTGAAGCGTAATGGCCACCGCAATCGACACCTTTGGCCAGTACGCTGGCAAGGCCTTCGAGGGTCAGATCAATGACCTGTCGATGGCCGACATCACCACCGTGGTCGCCGACTTGGCCATCCCGTTTGCCCGCGCGGTTGTAGTCGGTTCGGCTGCCAAGCGCGGCAAGCTGCCAGTTGCACCTGCCGCCCTGTTCCTGGGTATCTCGGTGCGCAAGACCGTGGGCGTCAGCTCCAGCTACATCACTGGTGACGCTTCGAACCCAGCCAATGGAAACGCCGTCGGCGGCTACCGTCTGGGCGAAGAAGTCAGCCTGGTCAGCCATGGCCGTATCTGGGTCAAGACCATTGACGGCGCGACCGTCGGCGCCCAGGTCTACGCCAAGCCGACCACTGGCGAGCTGACCAACGCCACCACTGCTGGCAATCACCTGCTTCCAGGCTGCACCTTCCTGACCGCTGCGGCGGCCGGCGAGCTGGCCCTGATGCAGGTCAAGGCCATCAACCAAACCACCATTGCCGCTTAAGGAGCGACCTATGAGAACAATGGACGCTGCGGCCCAGGCGCAACTGGGATTCCTGATCGGCAACCTGACGTATATCGAGCAGGAGGTGCTTCGCCAGCCGTACCCGGAGATCAAGTATCCCCGCGTGCTGGCCGTGGACACCTCCGCCCCGGACTACATCGAGTCCATCGGCTTCAAGGTGCTCGACTACAAGGGTGAGCCGGCCCCCATCGGTGACCTGTCGCACGACTTCCCGCTGGCTGAGATCGCCTCGAAGATCGGCGGTGTCGACGTGGTCCAGGCTGGCCTGGGCTACACCTACACCCAGATCGAAGTCGGCAAGGCCATGGAAATGGCCAATGCTCAGGGCTTCGGCGGTGCGATCAACTACCTGGCCGAGAAGCCAATCGCGACCCGCACCCTGACCGAGCAGTGGCTGGATCGTGTCGCCTTTATCGGTGATGCGCGCTGGCCTTCGCTGGCCACCGGCGGCCTGATCAAGTACCCGGGTGTGCCAGTGCTGGCCACCGGCACCCTGCTGGGCGGCGCAAACAAGACATTCGCCCAGATCCTGGCTCAGGACCCGGACACTGCTGCAAGCGAGCTGCTGACCCTGCTGAATAACCTGATCCTTCAGGTCTACTCGGTGCAGACCAACAGCATCTTCCGCCCTACGCACATCCTGCTGCCGCTGAAGCAGTACGGCCAGCTGACCACCTTCCGCATCCCGAACACCGCGGAAACGTTGATCAGCTACCTGGAGCGCGTGCTCAACGTCACCTTCGAGCCGATCCTGCAGCTCGCTGGTGCCGGTGCTGGTGGCACTGACCGAATGATGGCGTACACCAAGAACGCCCAGTTCGCGAAGTTCCACCTGCCAATGCCGTTCCAGCTCAACGCGCCGATCCCGTCTCACGGCGGTTCCCGGTACGAGGCGATGGGCGTTGTCCGCACTGCCGGTACTGAGCTGCGGGTTCCGATGTCCCACGCCTACGTAGACGGCATCTAAGGGGGTCACCATGTCTTCCAAGAAGACCTATACCAACATCAGCGCCAATCCTGTCGTCCTCTCGGACGGCAGCTCGGTGCAGCCTGGCGCACAGACCACCGAAGAGCAGTTCGAGCTGGCCAAGGGTTCGCTCTGGGAAGAGCACGGCCTGCTGGTGCCTGGTGCACCGGAGCAGGCTGACGATGCCAATGGCGACCTGCAGGCCCTGACCGATGAGAACACTCAGCTCAAGGCTGACCTGTTCGCCGCCCAGGCCAAGCTGGTCGACCTGGAAGCCGAAACCAAAGGGCATCCAGAGCAGATCAAGGCCCTGGAAGATCGACTGACCCAGGAATCGGCCCGTGCCAGCAAGCTGGAGAACGATCTGAAAGAAGCCCAGGCCAAGCTGGCCGGCAAGAAGTAACCCAGTGTCACGGCCCCTCATTGGGGCCTATGACTGGAGATCCCGATGGCTTCCATCACGAATATCAGCTCGCATCGCATCGACCTTGCCGACCTGTCGTTGGCCCCTGGCGAAGCGATCGAGCACTTCGACGACCGAGAGGCCGAGCGCCTGAAGTCGACGAACTACTACCGGGCCGGCTGGATCAAGCTTGGCCCATCGCCCGAGCCTGAGCCGCCCACCGAGGAATGACCCGACATGGCCGAACTGAACATCCCAGTAACGGCCGAGATGGTCGCTGATTTCCGCGAGTTCTACGAAGAGTTCGCCGACCCGGCCAAGTGGTCAGACGCCAAGATCACCAAGGCACTGAACATCGCCAAGGGCGAGTTTGGCACCTGCGGCAGCTGGGGCCTGTACAAGCCCTATTCGTTCCTGCAGCGCGGCTGGTTCGCGTTGGCAGCCCATTACCTGACCTGGAATGCGGCGACGACTGCCGCGACCGGTGCCGATGGTAGCGCCACCACGCCATACGCCGTGTCCAGCAAGAGCGTTCGTGATGAGTCGGTGTCCTACGCCGTCCCGGCCGCGAACGCATCGCTCACGGCTTGGGAGGCAGCCATGGCGCTCACCCCTTACGGCCTCGAGTATCTGCACCTGCGGCAGCGGGCCGGCATGGGAGCGATCTGCGTATGATCAAGTTCTTCAGTAGCCTAATCGACCGGCAGAAAGTAAAGCACGCTCTCAAGGGGCTTGAGGAGAGAATGCAGAAAGACGGCCTGGTGTTGGTTGGCGTGCCAAAGGGTGCAGGCGCTTACGAAGATGGTCTGACCATCGCCACCGTTGCCGCAGTGAACAATTTCGGGTCTGCAGATGGCCGTATACCTGCGCGACCGTTCTTGGCTCCGGCTGTAGAGAATGGCGCCCCTGAGTACCGCCGACTCGTCGAACTGATGCTGCCAAAGGTCATGTCTGGCGAAATGGAAATGCAGACTCTGCTGGCTCAGATGGGCCAGCTGGCCGAAGGCCATGTAAAGCAGCAGATTACCGATCTGCGCACGCCGCCCAATGCCCAGTCGACCATCGACAAGAAGGGTTCCGATAACCCGCTTATCGATACTGGCGCTCTACGCCAGTCGATCCGCTACGTCATCGACGACAGTGCCGAGCCTCTTGAGGAGGGTATCTGATGGGCCTGAACATGCGCGGCCACGTCAGCGGGCCCTTTGTCACCCACAAGGGCGTTGTGCTCCACCGGTACACCAGCGAGGTCATCGACTTCGAGCCGAAGATCACCCTGTCGTACATGGACACCTTCGACGCTAACGTGCAGCCGGTCGGCGACACCGAGATCCAGTTTCTGCAGATCGGCGCCGAGCGGCTGGACGATTACCGCGTAATCCACCGCAACGACGGCAGAGGAATCCTGGTGGTGGGTGAAAACAAGTTGGCCGACATCGTGATGTTCTCGCCGACGCCAGCCGAGCCAGTTGCCTGGTGGAAGTGCATCGCCACCGACTACCGCCCTTGGCACAACTTCTGCCGGGCCGTGATCGCCAAGCTGGACCCGGCCGAAATAGAGAAGCTGCAGGGGTACGCCAATGGTTGACACCATCGCCCTCACTAAGGTCGTGTGCCAGATCGTAGTCGCTGCAACTGGTCTTCCGGCCAACAAGGTGATCGTCGGCGACCCGGGCACATCGGCGCCCACCGGCACCTACGCGGCAGTCCGCATCGACAGCCCTGCCCAGTTCGGCCAGGCGCTCAAGACGCAGCGTTCCGCGCCAGCCACTGATGACCCCCGCTACGAGGACATCATCGAGCGCGTGGCTACCCAGTTCACCATTGGGTTCAGCATCAACATCTACCGGGCAGGCGCCATGGGCATGGCTATGTCCCTGTGCGAAGCGAACAAGCGGGAGCCGATCAAGAGCATCCTGCGCCGCGCCAAGCTGGGCTGGTCCCGCACATCAACCATCAACAACCTGGCGGGCCTCTACCAAGCAGCAATGGAAGAGCGCTCGCAAACCACGCTGTACCTCTACGGCGAATCCGTAGCAGAAGACCGAATCAATCGGATCTACCGTGTCGGCTTCGAGGTTCAAACCGAACAATCTGGCGCCATCGCGCAAGGGGAAGTAAATGCCTTATCCGGCTGAGAACATCATCAACATTGTCACGAGCATCCGTGCAGCCGGCCTGGGCACTGCCAACTTCGGCGCTGGCATGGTCTTCGCGGACTTCGATTCGTCCACCGACGCCACCTTCGCAGAGGGCACGTACCGCGATTACGGCAGCGCCTCGGCGGTAGCGGCGGACTTCAACATCGCATCCGACGTGCACCTTGCCGCGCTGGCCTGGTTCTCGGCGGTGCCGAAGCCCAAGTCCCTGCGCATCTACCTTCGCCAGGAGGATGACACCCCTGTCGAGTCGCTGAACGACGCAGTGAACAAGCGCATCTGGTTCTACTGGTTCGAATTCGAGTCGACCATCAGAGACAACGACGCCGATGTGCTTGCCCTGGCGGCTGCCGGCGATGCTGCTGGGAAGTTCTATGCCTTCACGTCCAATAGCGCAGCGATTCGCGACCCCGCCTTGACCAACGACATCATGACCAAGGCCAAGACACAGGGTTCAAGGCGCCTATTTGTTGAAAGCCACGCGAGCGCCAAGTATGCAGGCTTTGAGCTGGCAGCTGCATTCAGCCGGGTCAACTTCAATGCTGCCAACTCGACCATGACTGGCGAGCTGAAGAAGCTCCCAGGAATTCCCGCTGAAGATCTCGATCAGACCGCCTACAGCTCAATGATCCAAAAAGGAGCTGTGTTCTACACCAAGGTGGAAACGGGCGGGCAAGTTGATGACGGTCGAGTGATTAACTCCAGAACCACTTCCACATACGGCGAATTCATCGACGACGTTTTCAACCTTGACGCGTTCGTGAACTACCTGACTGTCAATCTGTACAACGCCCTGGCCAACGTTCCGACGAAGCTGAAGCAGACGCCAGAGGGTCAGCAGGTCCTGATCGATGCTGCCGCCCAAATTGGACAGCGCTTCATCGACAACGGATACCTCGGCCCGCGCACTTTCACAAGCGATGAAACTGGCGAGGAGGTGCTGAGTGATGGCTACGAGATCCTCAGCAAGGCTATCGACATACTCGACCTTACCGACGCCGAGCGAGCAGATCGCAAGTCGGCCCCAATCATCATGCGCCTGTTCCGTGCCGGCGCCATCCACGCCGTAGACGTCACCGTCAACGTCGACTGAGGAGATCCCGGAATATGTCGCTCAACAACATGTCAGTCGAGAACACGATTCTCGTCATCACCGGGATCGGCGTCATCAACGACTGGGGCCGCACCGACCCGCCGTTCACCATCGAATGGATCGATGAGAACGGTAACCTGATTCGTGGCCTGGGCGGAAATGGGGTCAGCTTCTACCGGAAGAACCCAGGCCTCCGTGTCACGGTAAACCTCATGCCAGGTAGCCCGCAGGCAACCGCACTGCAAGCAATGCTTAATGCCAAGACCGAGCTGTCAGGCTCCTATGCCTCTGTCGCCGGTTTGGAGGGCGCTGTGTTCTCCGAAGGCATCTTCACCCGTGGCAAGTCCATGGCCCGAGGCGGCCCCGGCCTGAACGACGGCACCTTCATCATGGAATTCAACAAGGCGAAAGTCGTATGACCCAGGCCCAGGACTTCATCCGCAAGATCGAGCATGAGGGTGTGACCTACACCTTCGGCATGCCCAGCGCTGAAAAACAGCGCGCCGTGCTGTTTCGGCTGGGCAAGTACGGTGTCGAGCCGCTGATTCGCGGCTTGGCCCAGGCTGAACTGGGCGCCGCGTCCTCCGTAGCTATCGCCGGCCAGATCGTCGGCGTGATGCTCTCGCGCATCCCCGAGGATGACTTCAACTTCATCTGCGACACGATGCTGGGGCAAATGCACAAGAACGGCGAGCTGCAGACGATCAACGCCTTCTCCGGCCGCCTGAAAACGTATTTCACCCTGGTGGTCCTGGCCCTCGGTAACGTCTTCGAGGATTTTACCGGACTCCTGACCCTCTTCCAGAGCTCTACCGGTTCAGCCGAGGAGCCCGAGGCGAGTCAGGAGAACGCCTCAACCCAGCCATCGACTGGGACCTCTGGCGACCCTGCGTAGGGATTCCAGGGGTTTGCCCTCCGCTCTGCACCTACAAAGACCTCACTGACGGCACCTACTCGCTGGGCTGGGTCAAGCGCGCCAACCTGGCGATGGATGAAATGCTGTACGTGCGGCAGTTGCACGATGAGAGCCGGAGAGCCAACCAGTGAAAGTACTTGAAAGCTTCCTGATTGCCCTGGGCATCAAGGTTGACGAAAGGTCGTTCCAGAAGGCCGACTCGGCCTTTGGCGGGCTCACCAAGTCGGCCCTGCAATTCGGTGCCGTCCTGGCTAGCAAGCTGGCGATCGACAAGGTCGTTGGTGACTTCCAGCGGGCCGGCACTGAACTCAACAACTTCAACAGGTTGACCGGGCTGAGCACGCAGAACGTGCAGGCCCTGAGTCAGGCCTTGGTGGCCCAAGGTGGTAGCGCCCAGGATGCCTTCGCAGCGATGCAAAAGGTGCAGGACCTGATGGCGTCACCCATCACCGGCAATGTCGGCTGGTTCGGGGATGTGGCCAAGCTTGGGCTAGACCCAAGCGCAATCATCGGCGCTCAAGACACGGCCGAGGCCCTGGCCAACATCGCTGGGTCGTTTGAGAAGATGACGCCCCTCAACCAGCGTCTGGCAGGCCAGGCCTTGGGCTTCGACGAAAACACCATTCGCCTGCTAATGAAGGGCCGCGACGAGGTAGAGCGTCAGCTGGATTCGCGGGGCAAGCTGGGCATCATGACCCAGAAGCAGGTGGAGGACGCCGCCAGACTCACCAAGGCCAGCGCTGAATTGAATCTGGTCTTCACCGATATGGGCAACACGATTGCCGGGGAACTGGTGCCAGCGTTCGCCGAGATGGCTGAGGACTTCACCACCTTCTACCGCGACAACAAGGATCTGGTGGATTCGGGCCTTGAGGCCTTCTTCGGGACCTTGGCCAAGAACGTCGAACTGGTTTCGGCAGCCCTGATCCTGATGGGTGGCGCTAGTGCATTGAAGGGCCTTGCGGCGCTTCGGGCGCTTGTCGGCCTTGGCGGGGTTGCTGGTGCTGCCGGCGCTGCCGGCGCTGCTGCTGGCGGTTCGGCAGCGGCTACAGCTGGTGCCTCGGGCCTCGCCATTGCAGGAGGCAGCGCGGCTGCGCTCCTGTACTCATCCAGCCTGAACGAGGGTGAGGACAAGGAGTTGATCAACAACCGGATTCGCCGGGGCCAGTCCGAAGCTGCTGCCGCGACCATCGACTTCTTCCGTGCCAAGGGCTGGTCAGAGGACCAGGCCAAGGGAATTGCCGCCAATCTGGAGCAGGAAAGCAACTTCCAACCCGATGCAGTCGGTGACGGCGGCAACGCCTACGGCATGGCGCAGTGGCACCCCGACCGGCAAGCCAACTTCGCCAAGTTCTCTGGCAAGGACATTCGCCAATCAACCGCGCAGGAGCAGCTGGAATTCATCAACTACGAGCTGACGCGCGGGGCTGAGAAATCGGCCGGGGAACGCCTGAAGATGGCCACCAGCGCCCCGGAAGCTGCCGGGATCGTATCCCAGTACTACGAGCGCCCAGCTGATACCGACGGCGAGATAGCCCGACGGGCTGCGATTGCCGAGTCGTACGGGGGATCGCCTGAGGCTCAGCCAGCTGCTGCGCCTGTCGTCGACCTGAGCAAGCCCGAAGAATGGAAGAAGATCCAGGGCGAGCTGAGCAAGGGATCTAACAATGGACCTGGGCTCATTGAGCAGCTGGAGTCATGGGCCAAGGCCCAGCGCAAGGCGCCCGAGCAGTACAGCGCCAGCGATGTAGTGACACCAGCCGTTGCGCCAGCCGCTGCCCAGGACTTGCCTACACGGCCTGCGCAGCAGGTCCAGAACGTGGACAACCGCCAGTTCCACATTCATGGGGCTGATACCGGCAAAGTCGAGCAACTCTGGAACGAGAAGCTCAGCACCTTGATTGAGCACACCAGCCAAGACTTCAGGAGCCCCGAAAAATGAGCATCGCTGATGGGGTCATGAGCATCTTTTCGAAGACGCTGCCCATGCTTGGCCCTATCGAGTTTGACGCAAAGCTCGAGGGGGCAACCAGCAAAGCAGTGCAGCTGACTGAGTTCCCGGTGGAATTCGGCACCAATGGCAACGACCATGCCCGCCTGCTCCCTAATCGCTACCTTCTGACAGGTGCGGTATCCAATACCCCGCTGGGTATCGGGCTCAGCGACCTGGGCATGATGGGCGTTGGAGCGATCGCAAGCGCCATTGGTGGTGTGGCAGGCGCTGCGGTATCAACCGTTTCGGCCTACCTCCTGTCAGGCAGCGAAGCGACCCGCGCTGCTACGGCCTGGGCTGCGCTGACAGCCTTGCTCGAATCGCGGTCGCGCTTCGACCTGGTCACCGAATACGAGACCATGAGGAACATGGTGCTGATCCGCCTGGACCAGCGCACTCGCCCAGATGATGAGGACGGCCTGGTCTTTGTGGCGGAACTGCAGCAGGCCAGGGTCGTGAACTCGCAGGTGACCCGTGGGGTTACCTCTGCCGAGCAGCTTCTGCAGCAGGACCCGGTGGCCACCCAAGGTGCACCGATGGTTACCTTGGGTTACGCCTCGGTCGAGGTGATGCCATGAGCCGCTACAGGGTCCAGGTGCAGGCGCTCCCGGCCCAAACCTTTACTGCCCAGCTCGGGGTCAACACCCTGACCATCGAGATGCAATGGGCCGTTCGCCTGCAGGTGTTCCAGGTGAACATCCGGGCGGCATCGGGCGCTCTGCTCACGGCTGGCCGGTACCTGCTGCCCGGCGTGGATCTCCTGGCCGGGCTCTACCCGCCGTCAAAGGTCAATTACGGGTCGCTGACGCTGGAAGGCGCCCAGCCGACGCCGGACAACCTCGGAAAAGACAACCTCTTGGTGTGGTCGGATGAGTGAAGAAATCTACCTGCGCAGGTACCGGCTGAAGCTTGGGCGGGACTCAGGCGGTCGCGTTTATGAGATGAACCCTGACGGTGACGGCCTGAGGATCACCTTCCAAATCATCCACTTCGCCGGCAATGCCTTCAGCGTGGCCGAGATCACGATCTACAACACCTCTGCATACTCAACCCGCCAGATGCTTGGCGACGGTATCGCCAAGAAATACGAGTTCATCTCACTCGAGGCTGGGTATGCCAGCACCTTCGGTAGCGTGTTCCTAGGGCAGATCACCAACGTTCAGAAGGTGATGGAGGACGGCGGATCAACCAGGGGCGTCAAGTTCTTCTGCCGCTCGCAGGCAAAGGAGAGGGACGAGCGGATCATCAATCTGACCCTCTCGCCGGAAACGGACCCAGTTCAGATCATTGAGGAATGCGCGCAGCGTTTCGGTGGTGAAATCCAGTTCTTCGGTGATTTCGCCGACCTCAAGCGCAGGTCAGGCGGAACCGTGCTTCAAGGCAGTCCTGTCGCATGCATGAACGAACTGGCCAGTACCTGGGAGTTCGACTGGATGATCGAGAACGGCGCCACCAAGATCATCAAGAAAGGCTTCGCCATGCCCAACGAGGTGTTCGTCATAAACGCAGCCAGCGGAATGATCGGCTCCCCGGTGGTGACCGACACAGAGGTGGGCATCAGGTGCACGCTCAACCCCAAGCTCAAGCTAGGTAACACGATCAAGCTCGAATCCATGGCCCCGCAGTTTGAATTCTCCGGGGCCTTTTTCTATGAGGTCCCGCGCACCATCGGCGAGGGCTTCTACCGAATCAACTCCCTGGCCATCCTCGGTGACTCACACGGCGACGAGTGGGAAACCCAGATCAGCTGCTTGCGGCTGGACACCATGGCCCAGGCCGGCATATCCGAAAGGGCTACCCGATGAGCGACCCGTTAGCATCCCGCACGCGGGAGCAGTTCGCGAAGATGCTGCGCGAGATCTTCGGCGAGTACCTCAAGGACAACGTCCGCACCAGTGTCCTAGGCCACGTCCTGAGCTTCGACCCGGTCACCCAGCTGGCGGAGGTGCAGATCGGTCTGATGCTTGAAGACCGGATGGGCAATACCGAGCCGCGGCGCCCCATTGTGCGGGTTCCGGTGCAGTTCTGGGGGGCGACTGGCGGCACGCTTGAGTGCCGGGTGGCTGAAGGCGTTGAGGGGTCCATCATGTTCTCGCAGGAGTGCATCGACTCCTGGGTCGACCAGGGTGGCGTTGCAGCAAAATCAGAGCCGCGCCGCTTCTCGATCAACGATGCCTACTTCATCCCAGGCGTGCGCTCTGTGCCCGGTGCAATCGCCGACTTTGCCAATGACGGCATCCGCCTGCGCAATAACAGCGGCTCGATGTATGCCTGGTTGAAGGATGACACCTCCATATCGCTGAGCAACGGCGCCGGGTTCATCACCATCGGCGCCGACGGCACAGTCAACATCAACGGCGTCACCATCACCCCGCAGGGCCTAGTGACCACGGAGAACGACGTGTTCGCCGGCGTGATCAGCCTCAAGACCCACAAAACGTCCGAGGTGCAGCGTGGCCAGGGCGTCAGCGGAGTACCCATCCCATGACCGTCCGCAAGCTCGATGCCAGCGGCGATCTGGCCATGGGCCAGGACAAGCTCCTGACTGGCTACTCAGCCGAAGAGGTCGCGCAAAACGTACGCACGCGCCTCAAGTTCTTCCTGGGTGAATGGTTCCTGGACACCACAGACGGCACCGACTGGTTCGGCGGCGTCCTGGGCAAGGGCTCGCGCCTGGCCACCCGCGAATCGATCATCCGGCGCCGCATCCTGCTCACCCCTGGCTGCGTTGGCATGACCGCGTTCAGCGTCAGTTCTGATGCGGTTACCCGTCAGCTGACCGTTACGGCAACCATCACCAGCGCCTCAGGCGAGAGTGCAGACATCAACTTTGTACAGGCAATCGTCTAATGGCAAAAATCACCGATCAGGGCATCACCGGCTCATCGCTCAACGACTACCTTGCCGATCTGAAGACGCGCACCCTGGCTATCGACCCTGACTGGAACCTCGACCCAGACGCACCTGACGGGCAGAAGCTGGGCATCGATGCCGAGATGCTGGCCAACTTGGACGAAGATATCGTCGCCGCCTACCGGGCGAAAGACCCCGACAGCGCCACCGGCGAAGCACTGCGCAACATCGGCAAGATTTCGGGTGTTGCTATCCGGGATGCCACCTACTCAGTGGCGCCGGTAACCATCACCGGCACGGCCGGCCTGGTGCTTCCCGCGAATTCCCAGATCCGCAGCAGGATAGACAACACGCTGTGGCTGACCACTGCCGCCATCGTGGTCGGGGTCTCGCAGACCGCAAGCGGGTTTGCCACCTGCGTTACACCCGGGCGCGTGCTGGCTGCGGCCGGCGAGCTGACGGTGATCGGCACGCCGTATCCTGGCTGGGCATCCGTAACCAATACCGCCGCTGCACCGGGCGAGGATGCCGAATCGGACGTTGATTTCCGCGCACGCCGTAACAAGTCCGTGTCGCTTCCTGGCAGCAACATGAAGGACAACATGCAGGCGGCCGTGGCCAACGTCGCCGGTGTCACGGACGTGCGCATTCTGGAGAACTCTAGCGACGATCCAGTTGATCCCGATGGCATCCCCTACACGGCCATTGCCCTGATCGTGAACGGAGGCTCAGACCAGGACATCGGCCTGGCCATGTACTCCAAGTACAACCCTGGCACACCCATGTATCCGCGGTACAGCACCAAGACCGATACCTGGGTGGATCCGCCCGGTGCCAGCGGCGTCAAGGTCAAGATCGTGTCACCTTCAACTGGCAACACCGAGACCATGACCTTCCAGCGGGCGGTCGCGCTGCCCATTTACGTAAATGTGGTTGTCCAGCGAAAAGGGAACCTGCCAAGCGATATCGAGCAGCGCATCAAGGACGCGATCGTCGAAGACTCGACCCGCAAGCTGTTCGCAGATGACGAGGTGACCGGGTTCAACCAGGGCGGCTACGACATTGGCGAGATTGTTCCAGTGGGCCGCCTGTACACCCCGGTCAACAAGGTGCTCGGGCAATACGGCGACAGCTACATCACCACGCTGACCATCGGTCGCAGCGCTGGCAGCCAGGGCGTAACGCCCATTCAGCCAGGCATCGCAGAGCTGGCCACCTTCGACCCTGACAACATCACCGTGTCGGTACCGCTATGAAAATGGACCACGTAGCACGCGCCAGGCGACGGATCATCAATCAGTACCGTGGCAAGCAGCGCATGACGCGCTGGCTCACGCTCTCGCCCGCGGTGGCCAATGAGCGGCTTGAACAGCCAATCAGTCAGATTTACGCCGGCTACGACGTAGATGCGGTAACCGGTGAGGACCTCGACGTGATCGGCCGCATCGTAGGCGTGCCGCGGCCAATACTACGCGGCGCCGCCTACGACGTGTTCGGCTATGCCGGCAACGACAACTACACCAACTACAACGTCGCCCCCTACATTGGCGACGGCGCGTCGATTGATGCGCCCCTCAACAATGATCCGTACCGCAAGCTGATCAAGGCGAAGATCGCTCGCAACGTCAGCGACGGCACCAGCGACAGCATCATCAAGCTGCTCGAAGTGGTTATAGGGGTCAAGGTCACCGCCCTGAACAGCAACGGTGACAAGTCGTTCGACATCGGCATCGCCTCCGAGTTGGATAACACCACCCAGTTCCTGCTCGAGAACTTCGACCTGATTCCCAGGCCGCAGGGTACGCGCATCGGGCAGATCTACGTGCTGCCGACCAACATTGACGAGATCGAGCGCACATCAAGCCTGATCTTCAACTACGCCAATTTCACCCTGCCTGGAGACGTTTCCTGATGGCAAGAGAGCCTTTCAACACGCGCTGGGCGCAAGGGGTCGAGACCCAGGACAACGACAATACGTTCAAGACCCCAGATGCTGCCCGCCAGAACACGGGCTGGGAAGGTGGGCAGGACAAGGACGCGCCGCGCGCGGGCCAGGAAAACTGGTGGCATAACCGCGTTGACTCTGCGCTGCAGGACCTCGAGCGCAAGGGTGTCATGCAGTATCACCCCCAGGCCATCTACTCCGTTGGCGCGCCGTGTTACACGCCCGAGGACGGGCTGTTCTATGAGTCTGTCGCCAACAACAACGCCGGCAACCAGCCCGCATCGAGCCCCACCTACTGGCGACTAGTAGGGACGAGCCTCTACTCAAGCTTCCCTGTCGGCTGCTACATGGACGTTTCTCACAACGATTCGCCTGACCCTGGGTGGCTTAAATGTGTGGGTTCTGTCCTGCTGATTTCCGCATACCCGAAGCTCTACGCCAAGGTCGGCAAAAAATACAACATCGGCGGCGAATCAAGCCTGGAGTTCAGGATTCCCGATTGGCGGGCCCTGTTCCCCCGCTGTCTGGATGACGGTCGGGGTATTGACACCGGCCGCGTTCTCAACGGCATCCCGCAGCCAAGCCAGAACCTTGCTCACACGCATGGTGCTTCCACTAACTCGGCGGGGCTGCACAGCCACACGGTCAACCTGTTGCGCGACCGTGCGGGCGTTGTGGACGAGCGAAACGCCGTCTATGGCGACGAGAACTATTTCGGTTCTGATAACAAGACCACCAACTCAGCAGGCGCCCACACCCACACCGTGAGCGTCAACTCCAGCGGCGGCTCAGAAGCGCGGTCAACCAACGGCGCCCAGGTCAGATGGATTCGCTACCTATGAACCAGAAAACCGTTTACCAGTACGACATCAACGGGTTCTACCTCGGCGAGACAATAGCCGAACGCGACCCTCAAGTGCCTGGCAACTGGCTACTGCCTGCCCGATGCACCGAAACAAAGCCCCCGATCTTCACCGCCGGCAAGCTGCCGAAGTGGGTCGGCTACAAGTGGAAACTGATCAGCCCATAGGTGAGATATGGAACGCAAGCCAAAGAGACGCTTCACCGACAAGATGGAGCATTTCTGCCTTGCCTATGTGGAGACAGGGAACGCCTCCGAGGCCTACCGGCGGTCCTACGACACTTCCAAAATGGCCGAAAAAACAGCCCAGCGGGAAGGTTACAACCTCCTGCAAAACCCTCTCGTTCAAGCCCGCATCGAAGAATTAAGGAACAAGGTCATGGAACGTCACGAAATCACCGTGGACACGCTCCTGGCTGAGCTGGAAGAGGCGCGATTGCTCGGGAAAGAGACCGGCAAGGCATCGGCCATGGTCACTGCGTCCATGGGCAAGGCCAAGCTCCTCGGTCTCGACAAGCAGATTGTGGAGTTGACGGGCAAGGATGGCGCACCCATCGAGACGAAGTCCACGGTCAAGGTTGACCAGGAAGCGCTTGAGTCCGTCCTGGCGCGCCTATGACAGCACTCCTCGATTGGGAAGCCATGAGCATCGAGGAGAAGCAGGCCGCCAAAAGCATCAGTGAGCACTCGCCGCTTTCGTTCATGCGGGTGTGGTTCCAGCTGAACCAGGGCATGAAGATGCTCTGCAACTGGCACCACCGTTACATGGACCACACAGCGCTGCGCGTGCTCAGTGGCGAACTGAAGAACGTCGTGTTCAACATGCCCCCAGGTGGCACCAAGACCGAGTACTGGTCTATCCACCTCCCAGCCTATGCCATGACCGTGCGCGACCGCACGCGCACGCTGAACGTCTCCTACTCGAATTCCCTGGTGGTGGAGAACTCTGGCCGCATCCGGTCGATCGTCTCCAGCCCTGAGTACCAGGAGCTCTGGCCCGTCTCGATGGGCAAGGCAGATGTCGAGAACTGGTCGCTGATCGACGGCAAGGGCCGTACCCGGCACCAGCTGTTCAGCCGCTCCACGGGCGGCCAGATCACCGGCTGCCGGGGCGGCTACATCTCCAAGGACTTCACAGGTTTTATCAACCTGGACGACCCAGAGAAGGCCGACAGCGCGTTTTCTGCCACCATGCGGGCCAAGGCTCAGCGGATCGTGACAAACACGCTGCGCAGCCGGCGCGCATCGCCTGACACGCCTGTCATCTGCACCCAGCAGCGCCTGCACACGGACGACGTGTCCGGCTTTCTGCTCAAGGGTGGCATGGGCCTGGACTTCGCGCACATCAAGGTCCCGGCCCTGGTGACCCGCGAATACATCGCCTGCCTGCCGCCAGAGATCCGTGAGCACGCCGAGCGCGACGTGTTCAGCGGACCCTCAGTGGTGCGTGGCGGCGTCGAATACTGGTCCTACTGGCCGGCCAAAGAGTCGGTCTACGACCTGATGGCCCTGTGGGACAAAGACGCCTACACCATGATCAGCCAGTACCAGCAGGAGCCCGTGGCGCTCACGGGCGGCATGATCGACCCGGACTGGCTCAAGACCTACGAGCAGCTGCCGTTCTTGGTCTGGCGTGGCGTCTACGTGGATACCGCGCAGAAGACCGGTGAGCAGCACGACTTCTCGGTATTCGCCCACTGTGGCTTGGGCGTGGACGGGAACCTCTACATCATCGAGATCGTGCGCGGAAAGTGGGACGCCGGCGATCTGGAGGCCGAGGCGCTGCGCGTGTGGGAGCGCTGGAAGCCGTGGGATCAGTTCAGGCCCTCAGCTCTGCGCTACATGCGCGTCGAGGACAAATCCAGCGGCACCGGCCTGATCCAGACCATCAGCAAGAAGGGCTCTATCCAGATCGAACCACAGCCGCGAGGCCCGGCCGCCAACAAGGTCACCCGCTGCATGGACGCCGTTCCCTGGTTCAAATCAGGCCGGGTGTTCGTGCCTGCGATCTACGACGAGCAGGGCAAGCCCATCACGCACGTCAAGGATCACCGAGGGCAGGACCTGTGCACCACTGAGTGGGTCACCACGTTCCTCACAGAGGCCGCAGCTTTCACGGCCGACGACAGCCACGACCACGACGACCAGGTCGACACCATCTTCGATGCCGTAGCCGACATGCTCATTAACGATACCAGCAGCTTCTTCTCCGGCGGCTGGATCTCCTAACACCTCGTTTCGCTGACCGCGCCCAGGCGCGCTCTACCAACTCGCCCAAAGGAAATGACATGGCTGATCAAACTCAGCGCCTTGAGATCGCGACTGTGCGCGCGGAAGTCGGCAGCAACATCGTTTTCCGCTTTTCCAACGATGCTGCGAATGCCGACAGCATCCCTACCCAATCGGGCGACATTCAAAACCTGAAGCAGGTAGTGCTGGAAATTCAGCAAGATGCCGCCGAGAAGATCAGCATCTCCACGACCATCTACCCGACAGTGGCGGCTGGCCTGGCAGCAACAGCCGACCAGGGTATCTTCCTGGTGCAGTCGAACGATGCAGATGAGATCTATACGGTATGGCAGAACCAGAGCGGCACCGCAGTAAATACGGGCAAGACCGCTCTCTCGGCAACCGCCATTGAGGAGGCTCTGGAGGAATCCAACGAAGCTGCGCGTGCGGCTGAGGAAGCGGCTGACATTGCTACCAATCGAACCGCGGGTTTTTTGGCGCCATCAGCTACACCCCCATACGTGCGCGACAACGGGCTTCCTCTCCAGCTTGGCGATCGCTACTTTAATACCGAGAACCAGACAGAGTACATTTATAGAGAGGCAGGCTGGAAGGCCAATGACAGCCTTCAGGCAATAGAGGAATTAGAATCTCTTATAACGGATTCACCGAAACCTGAAGGAATACCAAAGGCAGACTTGGACGGAACTATTGACCCTGCCTGGGTAGGAGGAATATACGAAACCTACGCACAAATGAGGGCTAGCACTAAGAGGTATCCTCAAGTTGCAATCCGCAAACCCGGATTCTGCGGAGTATTTGAATACGTTGGTGCAGTGTCTGGATATACCGATAACGGCGGCACGGTAATCATCACTAGCGGGGGAGACGTTTACGTCCGCCAGTTCACTGGTATGTATGACAGCCGATGGTGGGGTGTCGTGGAAAGCCTCATGGTCAACTCCACGGATGCTTTGCAGGCGGCTATCAACTCTGTGCACGATCTCGGCGGCGGGGATTTGTTCGTTCCTAAGAACGTCATAGCATCCCAAACCAAGGAGACAGGGCCTACAGTCCAGATCAAAGCTGATGGTAGTTATACTCTAGAGCCTCTGACTACACAGGGCTGCATCATCTTAAAGAGTGGTGTTACATTAGTCGGGGAAGGCCCCAATGTAACTACTATCATTAACCCTAGCTCGCCTAACAGGATTACGGTCGTTCTATATGATATGCAGAAAGGTGGCGGTCTCCGTAACATCGGGGTCCAGGGTGGCAAGGGAGTCCAGACCCAAGCATCTAGCCTCGATGTGTGGATGCGTGATATGGTCCTTGACTATTTCCGTATCTTCGACACAACAAGCTACGGGCTAGGTATGCAAATAGGGCTGTACCTGAACAATCGCATTTCCAACTTCCACATTTACAATACCGCACAGGATGCCTTGGACCATAAGGCACGACCTAACGGTAACCTGTACCCTATCGGTATCACAATCGAGAACGGTATTTGTGAGAAGTACGGCCAAACAAGCGGAACAGAGAGCGCGGGCTTAGACATCCGTGGTTTGGTCCATATCAACAACGTTGTCTGCCGAGATTTCTACGTCTTAGGCAAGAACAACCGAGGTATCCGGTTCAGTACCGGAGTGTTTAAGGTGTCGGACCACCGAGTTGGAGCAGATAAGTCCTCCATAACCAACTTCTACATCAACAGCGGCAACGCTGCCGGTATAGGGTCTGTTGGCCTGGACATCATGGAAGGCTCCAGTATCTCGGCTGTTAGCGGGATCATCGAGAACTGCCCAATCGGTTTCACGACCAGCGACACCGTAACAGGCAACGGTACTGGCGAGGGGATTAAGCTTATCGGGGTTGAAGTTAAGGCAGCTAGGAGTACCGCGTTCAAAGCCGCCTCGCCTAACGTCACCTTCATGGCGTGTAAGGCTACTCAAGCAGAAGAACGCTTTGTGTCCAACCTGGGCAACCTGGTCGCCGGTCAGACTACACTTGTAACTAGCCAGGCGTTTGACCCAAGCACTGTACGTATCTACAAGAATAACGTGCTCATGACTTCGGGCTACACGCTTACCGGTAGCACTCAGGTAAACCTGTCAGCACCTGCAGACGCTACCGATTCCTTTCTCGTAGCCACCCCAATCCCGGTAGGCTTCTTGTTTACAGACGGGGCAGAGAGAAGCGGAACCAACGGCGTCCTAATGGGAAATACCACCAAGGGGGTCACTGCACCATTACAGGTGGCAGATTCTTGTGCACCTACTCTTACCCGAGGATCTAACAACTTTGAGGGAAGTGTAGGATATAGGGAGTCGGTAGATGGATCGTACTTAGAGCCTTACGGTCAGGCAGCGGATATCATTGCAGAGATTCGAGCGAAAGGAGCAGCAGACGTTGTATTGAGGTCCAGAAACTCTAGATCAATTGTAGCCACTAACCCGCTGGGTGCCGTCAACTGGATAGAGTTTAGAGGTTCTGCAGCGGGTGACATGCCCCGGATTTCACCGCAGGGGTCAGATTCAAACCTTCATCTTCTTTTGCAGGGCAAAGGCTCAACTGGAACGGTGGCAATAATCGCTAGAAACTACTCATCAGATTCTGCTGCGGCTTCGGCAGGAGTTCCAGTAAACGGTATATATCATACCGCTGGAACTCTGAAAATAAGACTTACCTAGTATTCAAAAAATGAAAAAGGTCCCGCCCAGCGCGGGTTTTTTTCGCCTGGAGAAAACATGCCCATAGAAAACGACATCCGCCAAGGCCTGGCCCTGCTACCCCCACAGATGGGCATTCGCCCGGCCCGCGTACTGCTCTACGCCATCAACCTGCAGGAGAATCCCAAGCGCTACGAGCAGCAGGTAGGCGGCCCTGCCCGTGGCGACTATCAGTTCGAGAAGGGCGGCGGGGTGAAGGGCGTCATGACTCACCCAGCATCTAAGGCCTTGGCCCAAGACGTATGCCGGGCCCGAGGCGTTGCATTCGATGCTGAGGCCATCTATCAGGCAATCGGCCGCGACCCTATCCTGGCTGCTGCCTTGGCGCGCCTGCTGATCTGGACAGACCCGAAACCACTGCCGGCCGCTACTGATGAGCAAGGCGCCTGGGACCTGTACCTGCGCACTTGGCGCCCAGGCGCATATGCCCGCCAGCCTGACGAGTTGCGAGCGAAGTTCAAGCGGAACCACGCAGCAGCCCTCAAGGCGATGCCAGCATGAACGCCTCTCTTGCGGCATTGAAGGCCATGCCGCTCTGGCTGTTGATGGCCCTGGCCGCCGCCGGCTTTATCTGGTGGCAGCACGGCCAGATCCAGAAGGCCCGCGCCGAAAATGCTGAGTTGTCGCAGCAGGTAGGCCAGTGCCAGCAGGCACGCGACAGCCTAGTCGCCCTGGTCAATGAGCAGGGTAAGGCACTGGGCGACCTGCAGCTGGCCGCCCAGCAGCGCCAGGCCGCCGCCGAAAAGGCGGTAGCCGATGCGCGCGCCAGTGCCCAGCCCGACTACCAGGCCGCCAACCGCATCCAGCAGGAGCGCACCGGTGGCGACCAGTGCACGGCTGCCACCTCGATCATCGACAAGGAGCTTGGCCTATGAAGACCCAGCCCCTGCTGCTGGCCGTGCTGCTGCTGGCGGGCTGCGCATCCCGCGTCGAGCCGGAATTCCGCACCGTGCGCGTCGAGGTTCCCGTACAGGTGCCATGCCGCGCGCCCGACGTGGCCGTGCCGCCCTGGGCCGCCGACAGCCTGCGCAAGACCGATAGCCTTGAGGTTAAGGTCAGGGCTTTGCTGGCGGAGCGCAGGCAGCGCATCGGATTCGAGAAGGAACTGGCGGCAGCCGCTGCCGCATGCCGCTGACTTTGATTCAACCAAAGGAGATACACATGATCCCTGACGTACGCCCGCCCGCCGGCGCATGGTTCAACCTGAGAAACGTGGCCGGCCTTGAATTGGGGAAAAGGCTCATGGTGCAGAACAAGAACGGCCGTCCAGCCCTGGTCTGGGAGTCGATGGAACGACCGCCGATGGATGGCGGCGACGATCTGCACGGCTTCGAGACGTACCGAGGCAGCGACCCGGTCAAGACGGCCGCCGACACGAACGTCTGGGTGTACTGCCAGGGCGATATGTTCTCCAAAGCAGGGCGCTTATGCGTTCAGGTATACCAACCATGATCGAGCCAGCCAGCAACGCAGACGAGTCCGGCGCAATGGCCATGCTCGACCCCATGGTCATGGACGTTGTGCCCACCGAGGGCCAAACAATCACGGTGCCCGCGACCGACCGCAAGGAGATCTTCCTGAACCTGGCCCCGGCCGGCGACCTGCAAATGCTCACAGTCATCATGCCCAAGGGTTACCCGGGGCAGCGCTGCTTTGTGGGCAGCACCAAGGGCGTGTGGACCTGCCACATGACTGCCGACGGCATGACCGTCAACAACGCCGACATCATGCTTTCGCCTGGCGACAACGCCGCCTACGTCTGCAACCGCAATCTCACCTGGTCTCGAGTGCTCACCTCATGAAGCGAATCCTGTCCCTGATCCTGCTGCTGCCCGCCCTAGCCCTTGGCGCGGCAAACGACATCGTGCTCTCTCAGCGCAACGCCGATAATACGGGGCTTGCCCCGGCGCGGCTAGCCAGTGTGCCGCTCAACGGTGCCAACGGCATCATGGGATATGTGGGTGCCACCCAGCTGCCAACATTCTGGACATTGGGCCCAGGCCTGTCCGTGCAAAATGGAGCGCTGACCGCATCCACTCCGCCCGCGGCGGTGTCCTGGCCAGCCATCACCGATAAACCAACGGCATACCCATCCACCGTGCCGTTGGTGTCTGGCCTCCAGACACAACTCGACGGCAAGCTGTCCGCTCCTACAGGCACCGCCAGCCAGTACTTGCGCGGCGACGGCACCCTGGCAAGCTTCCCGAGCATCCCCGCCGCCCAGGTCCGGGCTGACTGGAACGCCACCACAGGGGTAGCGGTGATCGACAACAAGCCAGCCCTGGCAGCGGTGGCCACGGCCGGCACCTATGCCTCGTTGACCGGCATTCCGACCACCTTCGCCCCAGCAGCGCACACGCAGGCATGGTCGACCATCACTTCGACACCGACAACCCTGGCCGGTTACGGCATTCAGGACGGGGTGAACCAGTCGGCGCTGTCCGGGTACGCCACGACCGGTGCGCTATCCTCAGGCCTGGCCAATAAGTTCAACACGCCCGCCGGAACCCAAGCCCAGTACATCCGTGGCGATGGATCGCTGGCAACATTGCCGGTGGCGCGCCGGATCGAAACCTACACCGGCACCACCAACGCGGCAGGTCAGGTGGTGGTCACCTACAGTACGGCTTACACCCTCGCGCCTAGCGTGCAAACACCGCCCCCGGCCAGCGCCAACCAGGTGTGGACGCTTGTATCAAGCACGGCGACGGGCTTCACCGCCCAGCTGTCGCAGCGCAATACCGTTCAACTGCTGGGTGCCGAGGTGCTGCTGGGTGCGACGGTAGCGGTGCCAAACGTCAGCGCTATTTTCATGGTGGTATCCCAATAGGCCTATACTGGCAGCACCTTCTAAGGGTATCCCCGATGGACAAGGATGAATTTGCCGCTGCCGTTGAGGCAGGCGAACCGCTGGTTGAACAGTCGATGGAAGCCCTCAAGCGGTACTGGGAGGCGAGGGACTATGGCGCGCCGGCCGAGGAAGTAGAGCGGCTGCGGCTCCATTCCGAGTCCTTGGCCCAGGCGGTTTCTGACTACCAGCTTCGCACCGTCTCCAAGCTGATGGGCAACAAACTGCCCCCGCTGCACTAGCACGCCCCGCTTGTCGGCAGTTGCCGGCCCCATTGCGGGTCACTACCATACTGTTCATTCATACAGTATGGAGGCCCCGCCAATGAACCCCGCCCTTGACTTCGAAATCGACGACATACCCCAGCTCAGCCTGGACGATCTGATGCAGGTGCGTGCGCCCTGGACCTACCTGGTCAAGATCGAGGGCGAGAGCATGCAGGGTATCGGGATATACTCCGGCGACCTGCTGGTCGTTGATCGAAGCGTCGAGGCCAAGCACGGCGACATCGTGATCGCGGCGGTGAACGGCGAACCGGTCTGCAAGCGCATGTGCCATGAGCACGGCGTGCTGGTCCTGCGGTCGGAGAACCCCAAGTACCCGTCGCGGTACATCATGGAGGGCGATACGTTCGAGGTGTGGGGTGTGGTCCGGTTCAGCGTACGGGATCATTCGCCTAACTGA